TTTCCATACATGAACGAGATGGAGTGCCCAAGTTGCTCTAGAGCCAGCCACCTGATAGCTCGACCGTGTGGGGTTAATTCCCTGCACGTCAGGTATTTGAGTTAATCGCATATTGGACATCTTGTCCCATATCGATATCTCCATATCTGAGGTATCAAGGGCAGTTTGAATGCTATCCGTCGCTCTTTCGGTTTTCTCCGTTAGAGCCTGGATAACAGGCGAACAGTCCTTAATGTTGTCGAGAAGCTCGGTTTGGTCAACCGACTCTGCAGAAAGTCGTGCGACAGCTAAACCCGCGGATCTATACCACGTGTTTGCTGCCGATACGACTCGCTCTGCGTCTCTGGCTATGGTCCAAGCTGCCGCATTAGCCGCAAACCGTTCAAATAATTGAACGGCACTTGCAAACCTAATGTTGCAGCTCAACGACACTTTGGAGAGCTGTACGAACGTTTTTAACGAATCGTATACCTCTTCATGTGTCGCGCCCTCACGGGGGATACAGGCCGTCACTGAGAATTTCCATAGATATTTAAGGAGATATCTCCCTTTAAATCCATGGGTTCTCAATAACTGAGATAGACTGGGAACGCGGGTTAGCACTCCGCTCTCACCGAAACCTCTCTGCTCGACTTGTCGGAGAAGTTCCAAAAGTAGATGATACTTTGGAGTATTCTCCATCAAGCCGTGTAGAGGGAAAGGTGTCACTTCTTGACCCTTATGGAACCATCTCTTTGCAAATTCATATGTATCTTTCGACACATGTGTCTTTTGCTCTGAGACGGTTACCTTAAGGTCATTTAGTAAAGAACGGTATACTTCCGCTACACGTGCATCAGCTATGACTATATCGTCACCTAGTATAACATAGTTAGACCAGGATAGCTTTTTCTTAGCAATCCGGGCCGCTACAAATACTACGAGATGATGAGTCATAGTGAAGATTGCCCAAGAACTATATGCTCCCATTGGTTGGCCAGCACCGTAAAGGTACTGCTTTCCTTTGAGGGTATATGGATACTTGGTCAAGATTCGTGCCCAGGCTTCCGCCTTCTCCTCACCGATCAGGAGCGAGAGCAGTTCCTTTTGCAATTGTAAAGGGAACCGATCTGTCGCGTTTGATAGGTCCAGAGAATGGTAGGAGTCTGAAGATGGATCCAAAGACAATCCTTCTGCCTGAACGAAAGTTCGGTCAGACGGAATCTGTTTAAGACCTTGGAAAAGTCCTAAATGGATCGGTCTTAGCGCTGTTTGACTGTAATAGTCAAGCATAGCAAAGACCCTTGTCTTAGCCTCTCGGTCTGCTTTGATCGATAATTTCCGGAATAGAGCGGAAGCTCTATGCGGAAACAATTCGTCCATAGCATTCCAAAAGACTAACGGCCATTTCTCCATCTTATTGAAGATTCGGAATAACTTCCGACCTCCGATAAGAAGGATATCGTCCTTAAGTTCTTCAGGTAAACTCCTGAATGAACCTAGAGACGAAACAAGAGATGGTCCGTTTGGGCTCATCTTAGTGGACCAATGAAAGCTTGTCCATCGGGTATCGATTCTCTTGATACGGTAGTGTCGTAAGAACTTCTTCATCCACGGTCTGATTCTTTTCAGAGTCATGTCGGGACTACTAGGTTCTTCGATCACACTTGTATCAACAGGTTTTCCACCTGATATCCCTCTAGTTATTGACAGTAATGTCAATGCTAGGGAGATAGCTCGCGGATTACCTGCTCTAATAAGCTCTCTCAAGTGATGAGGAATCACTCGGGGGAGACCATCAGAGGTAAGTCCGATCCCGGCGGGCCTAGGAAGTGGGGCTCCCGCGAGGTATCTAGTAAGAGCCAGACGGCACAGTTTTAATGTGTCGGCTGTCCATACTAATCCTCGCGTTAGGCTCCATCTCTTTATCCGACCGAAGAAGATTTTGTAATCCTCTTTATCGGAAGGATATGAGACAGACGAGTAGTAATGCTTCAGCACCCATAGGAAACTGTGGAAAAGTTGAAGTGTTATGAAAGCTTTTATCTCATATTAAGCTGGTCAACACGGGTACGCATCCGGCTCCCTATCCTTATCAAAGGGTAGAGGGCTAGTCTTCCTCTGAGCATTGGTTTTATCCAACGATTTGGGTAGGCCGAGTTCACGTAGTGAGCGCTCGTGTCGAAATATCCGTTGACGCGGCTTCTCTCGAAAGAGAAGGTTTCGTTAAGACGGAGGAGTTGTCTAGTAGGAAACTGCTAGGTGGCTTGCGC